AAGAACTACGAGGTCATGAAGACGCTCGTGGACCGCTGGATCGATCTGGCCACCGAACTATCCAATATCCGACTGGCAAATAAGCGCCCATGACCGAACCGAGAAGTTGGCACTGTCCAGTTATTAAGAGTTCTTCTTATTCGGGTGTCTATTCTTTACCACCTAGTGGTAAACATTCTTTACCACCCCTGCGTCCGACGTTTACCACCTGTCACCAGATAAGACAAAAGCCCATGCGCGAACATGAGCTTGTGTCTGACCACGGTTCGCGCCGCGAGGTAAATTGAGTTGGTACCCAATAATGAAAGCACAATGAGGCAAAGGTGCAAGCGGAGGTGGGGATAAGTGGTGAGTCTTGAGAACCGCCGTAATCCGACGCCAGTTCCTTATCGCGGTCCTCACCAAGCCACGGCAACGAATCACACAGCAGGTCTATATTGCCTTACGGCCTTTTCATTTTCGGATGCTGATGACGTAATCCACGTCACATGCATCAGGATGCGCCATCGCTAGCAGATGTCGGCAGACAGTCTTAACCTCTCGTTGTCGAGGTTCAGGTCGCCCCGTGACTGTTCGCACTACTGGTGCCGGGACGAATCAAAAATTTGAGCATGAATTTGGCCCTCCTTCTTGACCGTTTCGGTCAAAGCCATTGTTGCATGGAAATACCGCTTGTCACCTCATCACCTTCTCCAAGATCATCCGCGCCAACCTGACGCAATCCGCGATCACCGATACAAGCCTGGGCGACGGGCGAGAGATGTCATCACGCGCCAACCGGACGGCTGCGATGATCGAAGCGGCGATCACGAGCGTGGACGCAAACCGGTCTTTGAACCGGCGCTCCTCCTCATAGGCGTTTGCCCGCTTCATCTCGCCCATAGACAGAGTATAGGCGAATAAAAAGCGAATATATTGACGAGATTTCCACAAAAGCTGTGCAAAAGTGGACATACAGGCCGGAATTGTTTATCTAAAGTAAACCTCTCCTAACCGCGAAATGGCGATTCAAGTCTATTCGGAAAGGTGGCAGTGGATGATTAATTCCGGCTTCATGCGGCAGAACTACCGCGACATGAAGGCAGATGTAATTTGCCTGTGCTGTTTCCAAACCGTGGCCCAATCAAAACCTGTTTCTGAACTCGCGGCGGTCGAAGAAGAGCACGTCTGCAACCCACGCAGAGATTTCTTTGTGCCGCAACCTGATCGGCACCGTGGACTTTACAGCTAAGAAAAAACCGCCGTCCCAGGAATACACTGGAAGATTTCGGCGGTGCAAAAGATGATTCTTTTGATTTTCTGGCAAAAGGTCATTTTCAGGTTTCGACCCGTTTCGACCCTGAGCGCGCCCATAATCGCGCCTACTAGACAAGCCGCCGCTCCTCACAAAGCATTACAGCCTATCTGAGTGAAGCGTAGCTCCGAGAGGATGAAGGGGCGATGAAGCTAGAGCTTGAGGATCTGCCAACAAGTCCAGCGGTGTCCCATCCCGGCGGAGATCATCATGTCGGCCATGTGGATGGCTTCGCCGGGGATCATGGGTGAGCCGTGATAGCCAAAGCGGCGCTCGGCCTCCTGCCAAGTCGATGTCCCGTTGAACTGCAACACACCCCACGAGATCTTGTGGTTCGAGTCAGGACGGGCAATATTGACCCCCTGGCTCTCGCACTGGATGAGTCGGGCTATCGTCGAGGTATTTTCGACCTGGAACGGCACCGTATACGCCCAGCCGTGGTCAGAAATGACCGTTTGCGGGGTGTTAGGCGGTAGAACGGTGTATCGAGCGGGCTGAAAGGCGGTAGAGGCTAAAATGGCGGCAAATATGATGCATTTTTTCAAAGTTGTGGACGGTGCTGTCACCCACGTCCCGCCCTGTTGGGCATCGGCTTCATTTAAGAGCCGAGATTAATTTGCGACTTCATAATCCTTTCATTTTGACAGCGGAAAGCAAATGGTTATCCACACCCTAGTTAATGGCCCGGCAAGTGAATATGTCGCTCTCGCGGGTGCAACGCCATGCGCCCTTTAGTCCATTTACCTCATCAGACGCGGAAGCGTCTGGCCGAGAGATTTTGCCCCAGAAGCGCACCTTAAGGTTGTGGGGATTCTTGTCTTCGGCGTCCACCGGACAGAAGAGCTCTGCCATCTCCTTAGGATGCTGAGCATCGCCGAACGTTTGAATACCGGCGCACGTCCGATTCTCTCCGACAAGCCAATCGCCTTTCATATACACATCGACGTTTTTGTCATGGGTCATCAATCCTTGGTCGTCGAGTGAGGTATATCCGATGTAGCACAAAAGCAGAACCATGGCGACGAGACACACCATTCCGAATCTCCAAAACAGAGTTGCAAACCATGATCTCTTGTTGCTCATGATGGATAACAATATCACCGGCCCGCAAAGAAAAGACGCCTCATTGAGGCGTCTGTGCCGTTTTAGGCGGCAGGTAGGTAACGAGTATCCATGACTTTTCATGAATACAAAAAAAGAACACGAGGACTTCGCCATCTTCACAGCGAATCTCCTCACGATGTTGAATGTTGGTGAAGCAAGAGCCGTCGCAGTCCATAGCGACCTCAATTCAGGTGAAAGTGACGCATCCATGCGGCCGTTTCAATGTCGTCGAAGTCCGGATTTGTTCCGGTGAGGTAAGTGCGCTTGATCGGGGCGACGGAGGGGCCGTCGGTAAAGACGTGATGGCAACCGTTCGTGGTGCATTCGGTAGCACGAGCGGGTATACGCATGAAGCACGCGGGACAGACCTTTTGTGGACACATGACTTCCTCAATTCAGGGAAAAGAACTCTCCCAGGCTAGCGGTTGCTTTGTAGAGCGGTACGGGGTCGAGTAGTTGTCCGAATGCCGACGTATAGCAGTTTTGGAGCGAGTAGGCAGTACGGGGCCGGAACTCGTCGTGTGTGGGTTCGAGCCAGTTCTGCCAGACTTGTTTTGCGACGTGTTTCGGCGCATTCAAGCGGTCTTCGATGAAGGCTCGGAAGATAGAGAGCCGCACGTCATCGTCGGTGATCTGTTGGTCTTTCCAACGATTGACTTGCTGAGTCATCGGAGCGAAGCCGCGTTGTGCTTCGTCGATGCCGATCGAGAGCGCGTTACGCAAAGAGAAGTGGCGCGAATGCTTTGCAAGTACGATATTGAATTCGCCGGCGAACGAGAGGTTGGAGCAGACAAAGATTCTGAGCCCGACAACGATAGAGAGCCGGAACGCCTTTGAGTGAGAATTGCGGACGCCAAGTGCGAAGCTCGCGCCGTCCATTCCCTGGTCGAGCGTCATCACGCCGAAGAAATTGTTGCCGTCTTTTGTTACGGCGAATTCTTCCGAGGTAATAGCGATGTGTCTGAAACCAAGCTGTTCCTGAAGCGAATTGACGATCTCAACGTGCGGAACAACCTGGTGCGTGAGGGTTGATTGCGGCGCGGGGACGAGTGCTAACTGTTCGCGCGTAAGCTTGCCAGAGGTGTCATACCCAGCGATGAGAGTGCTTTCCATAACTGCCTCCTTTTGATTTGTGAATGAGCTGATGAGCACTCCGGCCTGGTTTGACCGATAAAGATTTAAGCGCCCAGCCCCGCTTCGCTGTGGCGGCGGGTCGAATCGCCGGAGATGGATAGCAATGACGAAACCATTTCTCGAAGCAGGGCTGGACGTTCAAATAGTCAAAGCTTTTCTGAAGTCAGTGCTTTTTGTGCGTTTTGAGTTGTTACAGCGAAAGCAAAGAGGTTGGATATTATCTATATTGTGAGAACCGCCGCGAGAGAGCGGGACGATATGATCTTCGGTAAGGTGTTCAACTCTTTGACCTGTGAATGGCTCTTTCATGCCGCAAGACAAACAACAATAGAGATATTTTGCCTTTAGGTCTTGCCACTCCTGAAAAGTATGATTGCCGGTCGCTCCGTGTTTTTTCGCTTTGACCCGACCATCGTAAAACCGCGCACGAATACGGTTTTTCTCATACCATCGCTTACCATAGAGCTTCTTAACTTCAGGATATTTTTTCCTATTCTTCTTCTTGACCTCCATTGTTGATGTTTAGTGTTTGTTGAAAACTGTTCCACTGCCAGTAGCTCGCCTATAGGAGCAAGCCGCGCGGCTTAGCTGGGATTCCCCGTCCGTGAAAGCTACTGGTGTGGAGGTTCGACTAGTTGCTACCGGTCGTGCTTTGGCCTGTCGTCAGGTGGAACACGCTTGCGCATCCCGTGAGGATGAGATTGATCACGACTGAGACATCAGCAGGAACTGAGCCCGAAATCGCCGTGTATCCGTTGAAGACGAAAATAAAGACCAATGTCCAAAAGGTCTTTGAGCGGAGGAGTGAATAGTTCATTTTGTAAAGAGTTTTTCGACCTTTTAATAATCTCCGAATATTGATTGAAGCCAGAGGGAGAGCTGTTGAAGCCAGGAGATCTTCTGCGCGGGAGTGTCGGTGGTGTCGGTAGCGATGTCTTGCACGACTGTCGACGCAGTTGCGACGACCGCTTCTAAGGCGGGAATGTCTTGGGCGAATTTTGCATTGAAGAATGGCAGAGGATTGACGCATCCCATATATCCATTCGTTGGGTTGAGTGCAGTCAATGCCGAATTAAGCGGCATCATTCCGACATGGAGATGAGGACCGGAAGATTCTGCCGGATAGCCTGAATCACCTGAGTACCCGAGTAGTTGCCCTGCTTTTACGGGAGTGAGAACAAAATCGCTCGCCGTGATGGAATAGGGATACCCTGGTGTGCCTGCGGGAACCATGTGCCAGAGGATGATGTTGTACGCGTTATCTAATGTGCGGATGTAGATTCCACAACCCCCGTATTTATCGGTCACATAGAATGCATTGCCGTCACACGGCGCATAGACGGGCGTGTACATCGGGCACTCAAAGTCAATTCCGGGGTGTCCCAATTGGCCTGTAGAGGCGGCGAAGTCCTCCTTCGCGCCGAAAAGATTTTGCTGATTGATGGGGTTTTTAACCGGGTAGTACAGCTCCATTGCCTTAACTATGGGTGATTCTGGAAATCTTGCAAGTGGGGATTACTTCTTGGGCTTCGCGGGCGTTGGCGCGTAGGTATCGGTGGTGATTCCGAGAACGCTCGCGAGGATTGAAAGAAGCTTGTTTGCCGAGTTCGGGTCGGACTGCAATTCCTGAGCGTTCGTGATCTGGAGCGGCATGGCAAGATTCTCAGCTTCGCCTTTGAGCGTGGGTTTGGTTCCCTGAAACGTCGTGCCGGTGATGTAGAGATCATTCACTACTGATGCCGCCGGGGAAAGCTTATCGGACAAATAGGACTCAAGCGTGCTTCCTACAGTCTGACCACCAAACACCGGCTTGCCATTTTTTCCCGTGGCATCAAGTTGAGTGATCTTCCCGGTCGTCGCGCTTTTTGTCTTCATGGTGGCAAGCCGCGCGGCCAAGGTGACGAGCGCCGCATTCCCGCCTGAGATGTTGAACGACGTATCTCCGACTTTGATCTTTCCGAAGTTCGAGCTTTGCGGGTTCGTTTCAGCGCTTCCCGGATGCAAGGCGTTGGCGGTGGCCATGACAGTCGCCATGGTGACTACCATCTTCGTGAGATTGATCGCGGCCTGCTGTTGGGTGAATTTGGTCATGCCGTCGCCCAATACCGGCTGGCCGAGCAGAACGTCGAACGAAGCTTTTGCGAGACGCGGGGAGAAGAACACGTTGTTGAGCTCTGTGGCCGCGCCTTCCAATCTCTGTCCGAATGTTCCCCGTCCGGTGAGGGAGTTGACCAATTTACCGATCGCGGGAAGTTGCTTCCCATCGGTGAGATCCACTCCATTTTTTTCGGCGAGCTTGATGTAGGTGTCTGCAAGGTCCGCGCGGTTCAAATATTGGAATGATTCAAAAGCGTCTTTGCTTGCGTTGAATACTCTGCCGGCCACGGGGATCTTTCCGGGAAGTGAGCTCGGGAACTGCTCCTCGACGTTGCCCACGGCAAGCCCCATCTTCTTGTAGTTTCCGTTCAAGGCATTCGGTCGGGACTGAACATCGGATTTCACTTCGTCCATGACTTTGTCGCCGCCAATGGATTTCCCAAAGTTCTTGAACATCTCGACGCCGTTCTTAAACCAAATGTCCGGGTGGGTGGTAAGCGTGCCGAATCCCTGTTTGAAAAGTGACGTGAACTCGATGGAAGCCTTGAGGGATTTCGTCGCTCCGGCCGCATCGGAAATCATCTTGCCGCCGGTCTTCAAAACTCCGTCCGTCTTTGCCTGTTCAAGATACGAAGGCGCGTTGCTCTTCTTCAGTCCTTCGACGTAATTTCCGAGTGCCACCGCTTTTCGGCCGTAGTCCAGGCGATCGCCGCCATTCGCAATCGCGGTCTTTGCATCGCTCGCGTCTTTCGCCATCTGGCTGATTTTCTGCGCCTCTTCAAGCGTGACTTCTGTTCCCAGCTTCTTGTTCGCAAGGTCATTCAGAAACGATTTGAGATCGGCGGGATTCAACGCCTCCTGAAGCTTGTTGATCTTCGAGACAATGTCATCGCGGACTTCCGGTTTCAGACCTGCGACTTTCTGAGCCCAGTTAATCATTCCGGCTTGCTGATCTTTGAGAAGCATTTTGCTTTCAAAGAGCGCGTTCACTTCGCTCGCGTTGTCTTTACCCACGATGCCGGCGAGATAATCGTTTCGCTCCTCGGAAGACATCGCAGAGAGTTTGCTCGGATTTATGGTTCCGTCCTTCAATGCGGTGCGGAACGCTGTAGTAATTGATTTTGGAAGGCAGATCATACCTGAATGGATTTAGTGTTTAATCGCTTTGCTGGACAGCCGTATGTCGGTGTTGTCTTATGGCATGGCTCGCACAAAGTAATGCCGTTTGATACATCAAAGCGCAAAGCTGGGAATAGGGCAAACGGTCTAATGTGGTGTGGATTGAGCCGTCCCCCTACCTGTCCGCAGAACTGGCAAGTGTATTTGTCGCGAGCGTAGACTGCAATCCTCCAGACTCGATACTCCATGCGGCGGCGCCATAGTTTGCTTTCGTCTGTCTTACGGGGTTTTCCGTTCGCGCGTTGCGTGGCGCTCATCTTTGCAATTGTTTCCGGGGAGTGGCGGTAGCCTTTTCGAGCAGCGACGCGTTTTGCGATCAACTCTTGAGACTGTGTCTTTCCTAATTGCCGAAGCGACATCTTTCTGCGAGTTTCGAGTGAGAAGCGTCTTCCCACCTGAGCTTCACTAATCTTTCTGTTTCGTTCCGGGGAATAAATCGACGCAACGAACACTCCTCGCTTACTATCGCTGATTTTTCGTCTCATCTCTAGTGAAACGATATGGCCCTTGGCGAAAGGCTTTCCGCGTGGTTTCATTTTCATCAGCATTCGATCGACGAAATAAAACTGCCCCAGTCGCGTGGCCGCGCACTCGCCTTTTTAATCTCTCCGGTCACGTCGCCCGCAACCTTGTCGCGCAGAACATCGACGCTCTTTCCGCCGTTCTTGTTCTGAACGTTTCTCTCGCGGGTCGATTGAACGTCTTTGATCTTGTCCACCGGGGATTCGGGATCTCGCTCTCCTGCGAATCGAAGTTCCTGAGCGTGAACGCTCGACTCCGAAGTAATGGGAGATGATGCGAGCTTTTGGAGAAGATCTGCGTCGCCGGTCTTCATGGCAAAATCTTCCATGCCTTTGAGGAACATCGTCGGACTCATGCCATCCGGGAGTTTTTGAGTGGTCACCGCATCACGTGCGGCCGCTTCGTTATTTGTGATGAAGTCTGCAACCTTGCTCGCCTGGTCTTTGACGTTCTTTCCTTCAAACCCTGCGAGGTTCTCGAATTTGTCAGTCAGTCCCTTCGCAATGGCGTTGGCTTCGATGCTTTTTGCTATACCGCTTGTCTTGTTGGGTGGTGGCGGCTCGCTCGTGGAGGGAGTTGTCTCAGCCGGCGCTGTGCTTTCTGTGGGTTCTTTCGGAGCCGGGATAGTGTCCGGACTAGATTTTGCATCTGTGGTAGGTGATGGCGGTGTTGTTTGTGGCTGATTGTTTGTGGCAGGCTCCTCGTTAGGTTCTGCCGACACATCGGGATTACCGGAAGTCTGCGGTTTGCTCGCCGGAGAATTTGGATTGGCTTTCGCTTCGGCCGCAACCTCCTGCGCTTTGTTCACGATCGTCTGAGCGTCTTCGGGGCCAAAGTGTTTGCTCAACATATCCATCACATCAGGTGCAACGTATTTCCCCGCGATGATCTGGCCTGCGAGAGTTGAAACCGCGCGGATGCCCGGCTCAAGATTTGCTTTGGCCTCGTCAGAGATCGGTAATGCCTTTAACGCGCCGACGCCAACGTCGCCGCTCGCGTCTCCGAGTGCGGAGAACGGAACATTGAAAAGAAGTTTGGTGATGTCTCCGACGATAGGAATTTTATTCGCCACATTGAACCACGTCGTGATCGGCGTGAGCGCGCCGCCTGCAAGAGTGGTCGCGGCTTGCAGTCCGTTGCTCACATCCTGACTCGCGGGCGCACCACTCTTTATTCCGGTGATGAAGTTCTTCACCGTGTCATTGAACGCGTTGCTCGCGGTCATTACGTCGGTGTACGGAGTTTCAACAATTTGCTTCAGAGAGCTTCCGAGTGCGAGGGGGTTGGTCTGAAGATCGGCGAGGGACTGGGTAAGCTCGGGAGCGTATTTCAAAAGATCTCCTCCGGCTTTGTCTTTTAAGGTCTCTGGCCCTGGCGGGAGAGTTGAGGGAACCGGAGTATTCTTTGGAATCGGAATAGGGGCTGTGGGAGCGCCGGTAGTGGTGGTTTGGGCGTTTACGGGGGCGAGAGGGGCGGCTAGGGTAGAAGCAGGCGCTACGGGCGCAATAGGAGCAACGGCGGGGGTATTAGCGGGCGCTGATGGAGCTTTGCCAGTCAAGACACCGGCAAAAGCATTCCCGCTTTGCGGCGCGGCAACGCTGGGCGCTGGGGAGGCCGCTGGTGCGTTGCCTGTGAGGATGCCAGCAAAAGGATTAGACATATTAATTCAACCCAGCGTAATGTTGGGTCGGGTCTTTTGTATTTGCGAACGACTTATAGTTCGAGACAAAAGTTGACTCTGAGTAACCTGCGGCCATCCACTCGTTCAAGGCGTTCTGCCAATCTTCGGGGCTGACTTTTCCATCGTCTTTCGAAGTGCCGTGGTTTGCTCCTCCGGTAAGACCGCTCATAATTCCTCCTATTTTGGTGATGGCGTCTGATGTCGGCTTTCCACCACCCGTCGCGGCTGGATTCTTTCCCGGAAGGATCTGATCGAATGTCTGAGTGGTCGGATTCCAGGTGTAGGTTGCTCCGCTTGCTCCCTTGATGGTCTTCGGCGCGGTGTTCGCGGCTTTCGTCGTGGCAGTGTTCTGCGCGGCCAATGTCTTGGCTTGGCTTTCAAGCGCGGCCAGCTTGGCTTTATTCGCGGCGGTATTCGCGGTTCCGTCCGCAGTCTCGCGGGTTACGAGATCCTCAACCTCTTTCAGCTTGCTGGTGTATTCGTCCTGATAGTTTTTAATGTCGGCCGTCGCAAGATCGGTGACGGTCTTATTCCTTCCAACGCGGGAGGCCTCATCAAGCCACGGATTGTCATTGATGTTGTTCGTCGCGGTTGCAAGGTCATTCTGGCGGCTCGTGATCGTGTTTTGGAGCGTATCAAGGCCTGCGGCAGAATAGGCCTTATTGTAAAGATCGGTCTCGCTTTCCGAAGGTGCGGCGGTGAGCTGAGTGACCGCGTCGTTATAGTCTTTGTACCCTAGGCTCTGGGCTACCTGATCTTGCGCGCTCGTGTCGGTGGCCGGCGTAGATGCGGGCGTGGAAGCGGGAGTGCTTGCCGGCGTCGCGGCCGGTGTCGTTGCCAGAATGGCATTCGGGGTGAGCTGTCCATTCGCTGCGTAGCTGAAGCCGGCCGGGATTGCGGACGTAGGCGTCTTGCCGGCGCCGTTCAGGGTTGGCGCGGGTGTCGTTACTGGTACTGGTGTGTTCATGGATTAGAAGTTGCCGGTTGGCGTATCATACCGGGACGAGCGGCGAGTGTTGAACATATCCTGGGTATTGAAAAACGGGGTATTCTGCGGCATCTTGTCCGCTTTCCGTTCGCCCATCGGCTTCCATACCATATCCAACATTCCCATCGCGCGCGCTTCCTGATCTTTACCGCCGGCAATGTTCTGCTTTTTGTCGCTCAATAAAGCTTCGGAATAAGCGAGAAGAATGATCGCGTGGTTTCCGGAGTTCTCTTCGCTGTCGCTTGTCGGGGAGAAGGGGAGAAGGTCGGTTGTTTCCGCAAGGATAGGCGCGCGAAGCTTTCCGAAAATACTGTAGCTCTGTCCTGCTGAATAGGCGTTCGGATTCAGATAGTATTGCCGCGCGAACTCCGTCCAGATGAGCGATGTGTCGGTCGGGTAGTCCGAAAGCCACTTCATGTACTCAGAAAACATCCGTTTGCCGTTTCCAACTCCTAACCACGGAACGTTGTTCACGATCACAAGGAAAAGGCTTTCATCTTCAAAGGTCGCGGGGTAAGCCGTGGGAGTTGAGGAAGGAGTTCCCATCGTGCCTGTCACGACGCCTTCGGTGAACGTCCACGGCTTATAGTCCCACGCGCGCTTGACGGCGTTGTTAATGTAGCCGTCGATGTCGGCCTGGGAAAAGAGGTTGTTCGTTCCGGCGAGAACATCTGTGACGTTGGTATTCAGTTCTGAGCAGAGAGCAATTTCGGCTTCGCTAAGTTGCATGGGTGAGGGGATTAATTTAAGTGTAAGGGGTTTTTATATTTTTGCTAGGGGGCTAAGCGAACTCCGTATTCGGTGCAATGACGTATGCGCCTGCCGCACCATCGCCACCAGTCTTTGCTCCAGAAGTTCCTGACGATGATCCATTGCTTCCCACACCTCCAACAGATGCTCCGCCACCGCCGCCCGCAACCGTATATCCACCAACTCCAAACACATTATTACCTCCTGTACCGCCGGAGACGTTGACTGTGCCGGTATTTGCAGTCAGAGAATTGTAGTAAAGAACCAACAAACCGCCGCCTCCGCCGCCACCTCCTCCTTCTGCAAGCTGGTAGCTGGGGTTACCGACTCCGCTCGCTGTCCCATTTTGTCCTGCAACCGAAATACTCCCCGTGAAGTTCAGTAATCCTGCGCATTCAATGATCAGGGTAGGGCCGCCGTTGCCTCCTGTGCCGCCACTTCCATTTGTGAGTGATGAAGTCTGACAACTTCCGCCGCCTCCGCCGCCACCAATGAAAAGATAGGGGTACTTGCCGAAAATCTCGAATATGAAATTTACGAGCGTGAACGCGGCGGCGATTGCCCCGCCCACGCCGGTAGCGCTGCCAGCTCCACCGCCTAGTTTATATAGAAAAGAGTGTCCATCTGACGCGTTCGTTCCGTTCGAACTATTGTTGCCGCCAACGGTCACGCCGACACCTCCGGCCGCGCCGCAACCACTCGCGTCGATATTTGGCGTTGCACTCGAAGTGATCGTGACATTGCCACTGCACTTGATAACGATGACGGTTCCGCTCGCGTTGGGGTTGATGAATTTAATTTGCCCAGTGCCGGTAATCGAAATTGAGCTGTACTGTTTTGTGAAAGAAGCCGCACCTCCAAGGTCAATGGTGGTCGTGCCGCTTGAAACATTTAGCGCACCATCGGCTCCATTGCCGCCGAAATAGACTCCCGTCGCGCTTCCCGTGCCGGAGATCGTGATTGCGCCCGTCGATCCGCTCAACGAGATTCCCAAGCCAGCCGTAAGCGAAGTGACGCCACTCTGAGTAGCAGTCACCGTCACGGCTCCCGTCGCACCCGAGACTGTAACGCCTGTCCCTGCAACAATCGATGTAACACCGCTATTGGTTACCGTCGCAGCGCCGCTCGTAGTGGATACGCTAACGCCAGATCCCGCTGCAACGGACGTGATTCCGGTGTTCGTTATAGTTACGGTGCCTGTCGAGCCTGAAAGAGAAATACCCGTTCCCGCGAGGACTGAAGTCACCCCAGCTCCTCCTCCTCCGCTGATGATCGGAAACTGATTCCACTGATTGTTGAAATAGAGATAGAGGAAATAATTGCTTCCGTCGAAAACGAATTGGATCTGCTCCTGGAAAGTCTGCGGAATGTAGGTCGGCGCGGCATTCACGCAAAGCTGAACGCTTTGAAGCTGGGTAAGAAGTGGAATGAACTCGGCGATCGAATCTGATGTAGTTGAAGACGCCGACGTTTCTTCGTCCGTATCCGGGCTCTCCACTTGAACCGCTCCGCTTGCCTGTGCGGCTGTGTACTCTTGTTCCGTCATGTTTGTGTTGCACCGAGATCGTTGAATACCCAGTAATTCATCTGGAGTTCCAATGACAACCCTGTCGTGATGCTTTCAAGCACGACCTTGATGAGGAATTGTTTTCCCTTGATGCTGTTCACACTGAAGAAAAAGTTTTTGAGTTCTGCAAGACTTGAGAATGTCTGACGCTTGATGAGGGTGAAGGGCTGTACCTGGACGTTCACGCCTTCGGCCGTGTTGTATGCAGGTCCCTGGTCGAGCGTCCATGTTTCATTGCTTAGGCCGTCGTTTGCAATCTCGGTGATGTGGGCGGAAAACCCGGCATTCTGTCCTTCAAGGATCGTTACCTCGTCGCCCACCTTGGCGTCGAATGTTCCCGCGATGGTGGCATCGATCTTAATCTGGTTCGTATTGGAAAGCGCGCCGCTCGTCACTGCATGGCCCCAGAGCTGCCGTTTGAAGTTGTAGGCTTTGACTGACATCGTGAAGGTGAGCGGCTCGGCCTGGGTCGAAGAATTGAGGACATTCATGTTGAGGATCACTGCCTCAAGGGTCTTGTCGGTCGGGCCGAAAAACGTTCTTTGATACTTGATTCTTCCCAATCCAAGCAGTTCCGAAACGAACTGTGCGCGGGTCGGTGGAATCGAAGTGAGCTGTGCGATGTAATTCACGCCACCTGAGCTGTAGGAGACCACGATTCGATTGCTGTGCAGATCAACCGAAACGGCGTTCATGAGGACGTTGAACGTCGCTCCGGTGTGGATGGGAACGAATGCCCATGCCTTTCTTGCGAGTGAATAGAGATAGAGCCCCGGTTTCTTTTTTCCATATTGGGTCACGTCTCCGGATGCGCTCGTCACGAGGAAGATCAGCACATCATTCATCAGCGCCGTTTGTTGTGGGAGTACCTGGGTGCTGTCGTAAGGATTGAATGCCATCGGGTCATCGAAGATGCCGGAGAATTCTTTGATCGATACTCCGTTGGTAATGATGAGCTGGCGGTCGGTCTTTACGATCCACTCCGCGCCGTAAGGCTGGATTGAAAGGATTTTGCCAGTGACCCATTTCCACGGATATTTTGAACGCGGAGAGTTGCCGTCCCAAACAATCAAAGCTCCTTGATTGCCCATGTTCGCGCCGAGAAGAATACCCGTAGGGCCTTTACAAACCGCCGCAAGTGTCAGCTCTGTCGGGAGTGTAAATGCGGTATCGCTCCATGAACCGTCAGAGAATAAACACGCGACATTGTAGACATCTAAGACTATGACCAAGTCCTCGTACCAATCCATCGGATGCTGGCCGGATTGCAAGGTCTGAAACGTGTCGTTCCATGTCGTGCCATCGTACTTCCCCAGTTGGTTATTGGAAGAGCCGCACGCATAAAAAAGGTTCCCGTACTGGTCGGCCATCAATCCCGCGCCGTTGCCTCCGGGAGAGCGGACGTTCGAAAAGCTGAAGGAACCGGGCGATGATTCTTTCCAGATTTTGCCCGCATCATCCTGCACGTAAAGCACGCCGTTTAAATAAGCGTGATGGAGGACTGAACCGAGTGTCGGGATTCCATCGCTCCCGGCCTTGTACACAAGCGAAAACATCGTCCCCGCGCCGAATAGGGATGGAAAGAGGTTTTGAGAATAAAAATGCGTCCCAGTGATCGGTTCGTCGGAAAAGCCTTCATATGCGCCGAATGGGACTGTGCGGACTGCCATTAAGGGAGATTCTTATGCCTAAATAATCCGATCATTTCAAATATTGCGGTGATGGCGGCGGCGACGGCTCCAAGAACCATGATGGTCTTGATAATTGCCTTGCCGGTCATGGTGACAGGTACGAAGACGCTGTACATCTCTTCGAGTTGCTTCTTCATGCCCATACTGCCGTTTGAATCACCGTTGATAGCGGCGTGAAGCTCAAGGATTGCGTCCTCGTATTTCTTATGATCGTTTTGGTTCTTTTGCCAGAGTTGGTCGTCCATTATTGAAAGGGTCTGGCCGCCCCCCCGCTTCATGCGAGGGAGAGGCCAAACGATTAGAGCGTCGAGAACTGCGGGAAGAATTCGCCGACAGTGTTGATGTACACCGCGTTCGGTACAACGGTCGCATCGTCGAGGTTGGTGGTACCTCCTACGAAGTTTCCGGTGCCGGTCGGGTTGATGATCACAAAGCCGAGAACTACTTCGCCGTCGCCAGTCGTCGGGAAGACGACTGCGCCGAGCGTTGCACCTGCCGTACCCATGTAGGTCTTGGTTGTGCCAGAAGCATTGACCGTAAAGACGAACACGTTGAACGTTGCGTTTGTTACCGTTCCGACAAGTGCCGGAAGGTCAGCCGCCGCGAGTTTGACGAGGGTAGTATCGCCAGCGATCGCGTAAGCAGTCGAGCCGGTCTTTGCGAGCGCGGAAGACGCGCCGTGAATCGCCAAAGCACCAGAAACGAGCAACGTGTTAAGCGTTGAGCGCTGGAGTTTGTCGAACAGGGTCGAGAGTTCACCTTCGGTATTGGGGAAGTTGATTGATTTTGTTCGTGCCATTTGATTGAAATGGTTGATTGACGACCTTTATTTGTTCTAAAGGGGCCGTTCACAAGACGACCCCTTTAGCATTGGCGTTAGCCGGTGCAGTAAAGTTCTGCGGCGAACTTCAAGCGGTTGTCAGTAACTTTAGCTCCGTAAACGTACAAGTCCTTGAATGCTGAACCGAAGTTACCGATCTGGTCCTCTTCGATGCCTGCCTCCAAAACCTTGTCTGCAAACGTAAGCCAGTTGCGGTTCGCTGCGATGCAGTGATAACCGTTCGTGTTGTCGCCGAGAATGCGCGGGCTCTTGATGATCTTGAAACCCAAGAGTTCAGTCATGAACCCCTTGACTACCAAGTCCTCGTAAGCGGCCGGGACATTCAAAGCGATACCCGTTCCCTGCGGAATGTACTGGGCAATCGTCGGATGAAGAACAAGGAAACGATCCTCTGCCGGGACTTCCTGGTTATCCAGGATGACCGCGAGCGAGATGATCTTCGCCATGATGTTCGAACCGGTGATTGCTACTGCGGTATTGGCCTGGACCGTATACGTAGCGCTAGTGATAACGCCGCCGTCGTAGGTCGTAACCGTGTCGTCATTCACATCGAGCTGAATCACAATGGATGTAGCTGATACATATGAGGCGACGCGATACCACTTCGTATTGCCGGTGGCTTTGAAGCCTTTACCGACCATAGCGGAAGTGAAGGTCGTACCTGAACCGGTTACATTTCCAGAAACGTCGATTGAGACGGTGCCGGTCGTGTAATCAGTTCCAACGCGATTTCCTGCGGCGATGTTCGGATAGAAGCCAAGAATGTACGCGTCAACGTTCTTCTTGCGCTCCTGGGCGAGCTGTTCCACGATGACCGGCTTCGGTTCCTTGATATAGGACTTCCACTTATCGATCGTGTTCTCTTTCCAGTAGAAAGACTTCTGGATCGAGAGTTTCAACTGGCCGTTGACTTCCTGAATGGAGGCCGGGTTCAGGTTTGCACCTGTGTAGACCTGTTCAGAAATCCTTGCGACGGCGAGTATGTTTACGATACTGCCGACCGCATTCACATCTCCTTCGTAATCGCGGTTTGTGATGAGGTCATATACGCTCATGGCGTACATTTCCTTCATCACCTTCGCCGAGAAAGCCTCGGCTAATTTAGTTGCAAATGGTGATGCCATTTTGTTGTTGAGATTTGGTTAACCCCAACCGTCGCTATTCCTACTCGTCTATCGTGATGTCGTGAGTCTTGATGTACTTCTCGTAAGCCTTTTGATCGGATTTACGGAGTGCGGCAAGCTGATCCATCGTAAGACCAGTGGGTTTCGAAACTGTGCGAGGACCGCCTTGTCCGGTTTCTAGGCCGGGCTTCGGCGTCGTCTTGGGAGCAGGAGCGCTACCTGAAATATTGAGAAAGGAGTTCACGAGAACGTCCATTGGCACTCCGCGATATTGCGGACGGGATGCGTATTCACGGAAAGCTTGCTCTTTGCCCTGAAGGGCAGTGTTCGAGGCGGTCACGAGTTCGATGCTCGTTGCCAACGAACGTTCAGCTTGAAGTTCTTGCGCGGTTTGCGCTGCCTTTCCTGCGGTACGTTCCGCCGCGAATGTGCGACGTGCCAACTCTTTTTCGGTATCGCTCATGAGATCCCATGATGGGAATGCTGTCCTGAGTTCCGGTTCGGTTGGTTCTTTTGTCTGTTCCTGTTGAGCCTTCACGCGCGCGGCTTCCGCCTCGCGGAGAAGATTCGCCTCACTCGATGATGCTGAGAACTTCTGTTTCCAGAAATCCACCGTGTCCTCGGGGTTGACGACAACCGGCTCTACTATCGGCTGTGCTGGTTCTGAAGTGACCGGCTCTACTGGGTCCGTCTCAGGGTTGAGGTTTGGATCTTCTTGCATTGTTGTTGTGCCGTCCCTTTCGGGGTTTGGCAATAAATTAATTATGTTGCCCTTTCGATTAAAGGCAAGGTGTGTACAACTACTTCGCTGCTTTCTTCGGCTTCGTGAGGCCGAGTGTTTCGCCGAACACTTCAACCTGGTCTGCCGTGAGATACGACTGCCGCGCCTTCAGGAACTCGATGTCGGATTCCCGGAGCTCGTGAGGCTGTTTGGCCATCAGCTCGTCAAAGAGTTTCTTTGAGTCCTTGTCCATTACTGGGCTGGCTCTACCGGCGCTTCATCAGGAGCGGCCGTCACAGGCTCAACGGGAACTTCCGGCGCACTCGTCGGTGGAACCTCTGGCTCAACGGGAGCCGTGGTCGGTGCCGGCTGTTCCGGGGTTGCTGGGCCGTTCAATGTTTCTTCGTCCATGTGAGTGGTGATTTGGTTAGCGACCTTTTAATCAAGTCCATACTTTTGTTTGAGCATGGATCGTAGGGAATCTCTCTCGGCTGACGGGGTGACGATGATTTTCGTGATCGTCTCAAGAGCGGTGATGTAGGCTTTTTGAAACAGGTCTTTCTCCTTTGAGTTTTCGTATTTCAAAAGCTCCGCGTGGGCGCGTGCGATCTCGATAGGCAAGAGTTTCTTCAAGTCCTCAATCGTGATGTCGGGCTTGCCGAGTATGGTTGCCCATTGCCGCCACGTTTCCCGCTCAAGCGGTTTGAGTTCGTCGATGGATTTCAGCCCGAGTTTTTGTAGGATGAGTTCGAGCATTACTGGCAGAACGTTGGTTTTGTGCTGGTGATCTGAAGAACCGTTGCAGACGCATAGACGTAATCGAGCGTGCCGGAGGCGGCGGCGTCGTAGAATTCAAGACACCCGTGAGAAGCAGTTCCGCTAATACCAATGCGTGCGCTCGAAGATGCGGAGTTCACATTCAGTTCAGCGCTTCCGGCGGTCGTAGAGCCAACCGTCCATGTACCGGCGTAATAGCCATTTCCAGTTACATTTCCCTGGAAGTTCGCGCCGCCCGCATCCATGATGAGCGATCCGCCACCGATAAAAGTGTTACCGCTCTCCAAGCTGTTGTCGCCTTTAGTGATGATTTTGCCGCTGTTCATAACCACAAATTTGGGATTTCCTGCGGTTTCGAGGTCAATATAATCACCGCCATAGCCGCTTGGGAAGTTGGCCCCGAGAGCCGTTCCCGATGCGCTATCCCCCGAGCCGACGATAGGAGTTGATCCTAATTGAAGAAGTGATTGTGTTTGAGAAACAGGATAGGTGCCGATTTGCACCGTCTTTCCAAATGAGTTTTCAGTCGATAACGAAGATGTTGTATTGGTGGACGATGCAAAATTCGTGAATGCGCTATTTTCATTCTCATCCCCTGTTTGAGCGAGCGTGGCGGCCGCATTGCCGGAAATATCTACTGCGTTCTTAACAGTCGTAAGGCCGTTTTTGAACCACGCAACCCCCGTTTGTACGAGATTGGAATTATCTGCGATTGTTGAAGTGGGGGTGCTGGTCGTCGTTTGTGCGTCGAGAACAAACACATCTCCGTCTTCGTTATAGGTTCCTGCTGCGTCAGTACCTATCGAAAGCATAGTATATGCGGCAAGGTTACCATTCGAGAGAGCCGCCGGGTTCTCAAAATGGTTATGATCGAGTTGTGCGCCGAATGCGCCCGACGTTCCAAACGAAAGCTGTGCGTCGTCAATGCTGTTCAGTCCATAATAAACTGAACTGTATCCACCGGGATTTTCAACGCAATTGACCGGGTTGTTGCAATCCGCGAATGTATTGCCGATGTAGCGGATTTGCTCGCCCGCGTTCGTACCCCCTACCCAATCCCACGCGGTCTGGTCGAAGTTGAATGTGTTGTAGTTAATGTTCGCCCAATTGACATTTGCTCCGGCTGTGCCGCCGATATTGAATTGCGTAAATTTATCACCTTGAATAGTGATGCTATCCGCGCCAGAACCTCCTCCGATTGAAAGACCTGTCTGACCATTAAACTGACCTGTTCCCGTAAACAAACAGCCAATAAGTCCCCATTCGTATTTTGTTCCTATCCCTGCATTGAATGTGATCGCAGGGGTACTTGTCGGGCCGGTGTACTGGAGATTCACTCCTGGCGAGCATTCGATGAGCGGGAATTTTGTCGTTACTGAGATGGGAGTAGAGAAGGAACTGCTTGCGGTGACCAAGATGGTCGGGTTGTAGGTTGCCGCCGCGATGGCAGAATTTATCTTTGCGCCAATATCCGAGCCGCTGTATCCATCCGCAAAAAGAACATTGTCGAGGTTCGGTATGAGCGATGAACTGCCGTTGCCCGTGATCGTTGACGACTGGGAACCTGAAACGGTGAGCGGACTGCCGAGCGTCACGACTGTCCCGGTTGCTACCCCGCCGCCACCGCAACCGCCGACAATATTCGCGCACGGTACCTGCAAATTTGAATTGACCGGCGTGATCGTGCTCGAAGGGTTGTTGATCTTCCACTGCGGATTTGAAACCTGCGCGTGCGCTACGCCGATGAAACCGAATCCGACGATAAGCGCCGGGAGAGTGAATTGAAGTAGTTTTTTCATGTTAGGCGAGATAAGAGAATGACCAGGTATCGTTGGCGTTCGTGCCATCGATCCAGATTTTTGACAGATCGTCGATCTCGATCGTCATTGAGCCGCCAGCCACGAGGTCACAGCCGCTCGTGCCGGTCTGATTGGCCTTTACGGCGGAATCTCCGACCGTCAGCGTGCCAACGTTGTTGCGGCCAGCGGTGAGAAAGACTTTTGCCGACGGGATTGAAACGGTTGAGAGCTGAAGTGCGGTTCCGGGAGTGACAAGTGTTGTTTGTGCGCTGGGAATTGAGGCGTTTGATTTGAATACTGTTGCTGTTTGCATTGGTGTTAGTGATTAATTTATTGGGCTACGGGGGCTGGTTGAGGCATCGGCTGGGGGATTTGACCTGGCGGAGCGCCGGGAGGCATAGCGGGTGGTTTTCCCGTGGGAGGCGTTCCCCCCGGAGGCATTCCAGGCATTAAGCCCTGTTGCTGGTCATCGTAGTCCATGACCTCTTTGCTTTCCTCTGGCGTGAGCTGGAGCCAATCGAGGGTTTTCTTCTTCTGGATCTTCTGCAACGGAATGTTGTTCGGGAACTGGGCCGTCGCAACCTGGAGCTTCTGGACAACCTGCAAGCTGTCAGATTCCTTGTCGGCCTTTGAGCCCACCTTCACCTTGTAGCCTTGTTTTGAATAGGTAGATTTGAGATCGAGCGTCTTCGGGTAATATTTGCCCTTGGCTGATTTCTTGTAGAGGGTCGGCTTTTCCATCGTGTCGCCGTTCGCCATGACCAAAGCGACGAAGATATTGCCGATGTCTTCCCAATAGCGCTTGTGATATTTCGAGATGTTCTGTGCGCGCTGTTTTGCCTTGTCGGCGAGTATTTGAATTTCCTGCGCGGTCTGCTGTGCGCCTTGCGCGTTGGGATCGGTGTCGCCATTTTCGATGGCCGTGGCACCGCTCACGCCCTGGATCTCTGAATCAATGAATTCGAGCTCGTTGAACACGTCTTCCATTTCTGGAATGGTCACGGATTGCAGGACATCTTTCGGAGGGCCTGGCAACGGGTAAAACCCGAACGGCGCGGGATCATAGCCGACTGGCGTCCAGCCTTCTTTCGCCGTGGAATCGTAGAAATTCATCCCGTAATTTACGAGGGTGCCGTTCTCTACCTTCTGGCTCCATCGTGCGTTGGCTACGAGGTTGAGTCCACGGACGGAATCTGCGCCGCCATCGCTCCAAATGTCAGTGCGCTCAGTGTCACCGGCCCAGCTCGCCCAGGTGAACGCCATGCCGTATGACTTCAATATGTCTTGGATGTTTTCTCCGAGGATGTCGGTGAGCGGACGGTCCATGAGGATCTCGTTGCCGTTGCCCGTGACGCAGACCATCGTCACATCCTCCTGCTTTGCGTCGTCCCATGACTTGTACTGCGTCTCGTTCAGCTCGACGTACGTCTCGCCAACGAGCGGATTAATCACATCGGGCACGCCCATGTCGTTCATGCGCTGTGCGGCGTCTGCGGCGGCAAGCGAGTTCTGGCCGGCGATGACCATACCCTGCTCGGTCGAGAAGAATACCTTGAGATTATTGATCGCGGCCGCATCGTAAAGCGGGTTGCGCTCGATGTCTGAGAGCGTTCGGAAGATGCGGATATGGGTGATTCTGCGGCCGGTGTGGATGTTCCACGGATTCGCATAACGGTCTACCAACACATCCTGCGGGTCGATGACCTCCATGTGGAACCAGCCGTCGATGATGTTCAATTTCATGAACGAACGGCCGTAAAGCCATTCCTGTTTGCGGTCAACTTCTTCAAGGATGTCCACGCGGAGACGATCGGCGCACGCTTCCCAGTACGCGTTCAGGAAAAGTTCTGCCTGTCCGTCGTTGCCTTTGTCTTCGAACTGAATGTCAACGGGCCAATTGGTCTGGGTCAAATACGTCTTCAACGTCTTTTTCATATAGGGGACGTTGACGCTCTGGCGCTGGGTGAGCCGATTGATGATGACCGTGTCCCGATAGAGCTCGTAGTTCGACGTCCACATCGGATGACGACGAAGCCGCCAATTCAAATCGGCTTGGTAATCTTTCTGGATCTGATCTATGCGTAGAGGTTGAACCATTCAAATAGGAACGTTCGACCTCGTTTGACTTCATTATGAGGGGCAGGGGAAATATGTAAAGGGTGGGGATAAGTCTGAGAAGGGTTTCGGGGAAGCCGTTGACTCATTGATCGATTTCTGATATTCCCTAGGATTGGGCATGCACAAAAAGGCGAAAAAAAACTCTCTGCCCATTGGCAAGAGAGTTCTGCTGGTTAGAGCGTGTGGGTTGCCTGGCGTGCAGATGACTGACGGACTAGATGCAAATCATCCGCTTCATGACGGTTATCTGGAAGGTTACTTCACTAACCTTCGGGCGTTGTTTCCTGGCGAGTACGCCACCTAACGCAACGATGGCAGCCTTAAACATTGAACACAGGGCAACGAAGGGTACTAACATTTTTACCTCCGATCGATGCTACTACCCCCTTTTGTTGATCCGGCCACGTGCACCCGGTTAGACAGAGTGGAACATAGGCGCGCGTCTTATACAAGCTTCTAGCCTCAAAATCTCTATCTAGATTTAATTTCTTTTGTGGAAAAACCACCCGTGGTAACTTCTAGGGGTAACCTACCGTAACCTACCCTGGCATTCCCGGGAAGTTCTTCACGAGGCCGGTCGTGGGCGCGGGAATGAAGCCAACCGGCTTCTGAAGCTCGAAGTACATACGCATGATGAAGCAATCGCCATAGTCCGGTGATCTGCCGATAGCTTTCTTAACCTCATCTTTCGGCTCGATCTTGCGCTTGCCGTCTTTGTCGCCGTCCTTGCTTCTGATCTGCTCCAATTCCTCGATCAACGCCTGGAACTCTGACTCGTTGGGGTTGGTGACTTGGATCTGGTGGGTATTGACCAGTTCTGCCAGCTTGTACGCGCACTGCGCTTTGAGGTTCTCGAAGTTCTCAGGCTCTTTGGTGACTGGGTTTTCAAAAGGCCGGTGATTCGCGGTGAAGCCCTTGATGCCTTTCAAGTGGTCAACGATGCCGCCACCGATTCCATCTTCATCCACGAGAATGTGTGAGTAAGGAATTCCGTCCTGGATAGCGAACTGCCGGATGTCCTCCTCGGTTCTGTCCGTTCCCTGCATCGTCTTGATGACCGTCTTGTAGTTGTGAAGCCCGCGCCAGAACGTGAAGACAATTCTGTCGCCGCCGAACCGGGCGGCGTCAACGATCAGGTACTTTTCATTCGATTCAACAATCGTGTTCGTCGCAAGATCGGCCAAGGCGTCATAGTCCATGAGCGCGCGGTCTGATTCGTACTCCCATATGCCGTCCTTAAGGCGTTGCCGGGTGATTTTGTCGCTGATCTCGGCCAATTGCTTGCCGTAAATGTCCTCGGTAAACGGATTGTCGTTATACAGCGCCTGGACGAACGCATACTGAGCAGGAAGCGTTCCGGCTTTCCATGGCTTATAAAACAGCGTATAGAGCCAATTCTTGTCCGGGTTGGCCGTTAAGCCGATCTTCGGGAGTAGATTAAACTCCTCATTCCTGTGTCTGCCGACGCGGGACTTCAGAACATCGAAAGCTTTGAACTGGATCTCTCCGGCTTCCTCGATGTCGCCGTTCGTGTATTCGAGCGATCCGAATCTCTGGTATTCCGGGTCGGAAGGCTGGAAGTCGAGGTCGAGCAAATCGATCGTCGAGCCGTTCTTTAAATGGATGACGTTGTACTTTCCGTCCAGCCACCAATCTTCCTTGGGTATCTTGTGGAATGCGCAGACCTTCGTCCAGGTGATGAACGTGGACTGCATCAAGCGTTTTAGTTCCTTGCGGCCGATAAATGAGCGGATGCCGGGATAGGCATACGCTTCATACAATCGCTTCTCGCAGATGTGCCATGATTTTCCACCGCCGGCGCCGCCGCCGAAAAATATGAAGCGATGGGTCGAATCAAGCCAATACTGCCAGGCGAGATATTGTTTACTGGTCGGCTGGATCTTGACGATCATTGGGCGGGATCATTTGGAAACCGGTCACTCGTTCGCCGCCTGATGTCACGTCAACCTTCTCGGTGATGCGTTGCCGGATTTTGTTGTACTCGCGGATCGCCGACACTTTCGGTTCGAGCTTGTCGTTTTGAAGGATGACCTTTGCGAGCTGGGCATCGACAATATCGTCCTTGAGCATCTCGTTCAAGAACTTCGTGATGCGTTCCTGCACCTTAGCGTTTCTTAGAAGCTTCGACCCGTCCACACTGCACGTGTTATATGCTCGGTCATACTCGCTCGCTTCGATCAATTGGCCGAATTCATCCCGCGATTCCTCATGCGACAGCGTGTCGAGTTTGTAGTTGTACGCCTCGGCATAACAGAGCGTCGCATTACCAAACAGCTCTTCGTTCTTCACGTAGAGCTGGCAGAATAGTTCGTGTTGAGGTTTGAGCAGGGCCGGTTTAGCCATTCTTAAATTGGTATCGTTTGCCGCTTTCGATGATCGCGGTCATCACATCTTTCTTTGTCTTTGCCTTCACCGTGAACGCAAGGAATGGTTTGCCGAGCTTCACCACCTTCTTGCGCTTGTCATAGTCCTTCGCCCGGACGACAACGTAGTGCTTGTCTATGCAGGGAAGTTTGCAGGGATCTTGAGGGATGTTCGTATCTCCGAGTTCCATGACGAGGTTGAGCGGGATTGATTTAGGCATTGGATTCTGGGCGGGCGGCGAATTGGAAGTCCTGAAGTAAACCGCATCCCGCGCACCGGAAACACACGATCTCCTGCCCAATGACAGAGATCGTTTCGTACCAGCCCTTGTTCTGTTTGAATAGGTGAGCGAGCGCGTGGATCATTTGAATAGGTCGTTGTCTTTGAGGATGTGGTACATCATATTGGCGAGCGCATCGACGATCATCTCTTCGTCGGTCGTTTCGAACTTCTTATTTCTGGCTAAAGAAGAACCGTCCCAGGCGATATGCAAAAGCTCGTGGAGGAACGTCTGTTCTTTCTTCTGGTCGGAAAGATCAGGGTCAAGGAAGATGTTTTGAGTCGTGTGATGTGTAGAGCCGTAGCAACCGCCTTCACGCGCGACCTCCTTGAGCTGTTTCACCTCCCATACGAGGCCGAGCGATTTTATCTGTTCGGGTATTTTCATTGCATTGGGTGTTTCTCTCTGGCGCTCGGCGCGAGAACGATCAGCAGCAATCCTTTCCACAAGAACCACGGCATCAGCTTGGGTTTGCGGCGGATGAGCTTCCGAGCGAGGAAGTGCATGGTGTTTGGGTCTTCGAGGATCTCCACGACTTTCTGGTTTATTTGGAGCGTGCGGTCGAAGCGGCGAGACATTTAGGAGAAGTGTTTGATTATTTGCAATATCGCGGCGGCTTCAAGAACCGTGAGAATAATGATGCAGAGCGCCCGTAGAGCTGACTTGAACTTCTTTGGTGTCATGGGGTTATCTAAAGCGTAAGATATTCTCAGATTCCGTCAAGGAGAGGCTATGCTACTCGGTCATGATTTGGTGTGGTGGAGTTTTGTTTTAAGCGTGATAGCTGTTGTATTGGCGATAGTCGGTATCCCCGTGGCAATCATAGCCCCTATCATCGCGCCCAAGCTCGAAAACTGGTGGGCGGAACGATCAGTAGCTTCGACACAGAAAAGGATTCTTGCCCTAGAAAAGCAGCTCTTGAATTATGAGACATTATATAAAGAGTTGAGCGACACAGAAGACTGGCTGTTCAAGGGAATAGAAGCACTGGGAATGTTGGAATCAATGATTCTGATGTTCACTTCCTTGGGCATCTTGGTGCTCGGAACAATATATAAGCCCCCTCAAAGTTTTCTTTGGCGCTTCCCGGTCCCTCTTGAGTATATGTCTCTCTTGGGAATGATTATCACTCTTTTCTTCATGTATGGCATTTTCCTTAAGATCACGACGTACCGCAAGCGGCGATCTCCCGAAGTGCGCCGTATTCTCAAATCGTCAATTGAGAGATTGAAGAGAAGTAGCAGGCCCAACGGCGAAAAGAAATAAGCTAGTTGCTCCTCCCTAAAAAATGATGTGGCCTGAGTTCAGAATAGAGTTGGTTGTAGACTTGATGACCCAGCCGCGCCGCCGTCCGCAACTGATCCAGCTCCTCAGTAGTCCAAATCTCTGGCTTGCGGGCGAGCTTCTCAAGGAACGCGGCCCATCCCTTCCCGTGGATTCGATCTACGGCCAGCGAATGTTCATACGTCATGCCGCCATTGAACTCATTGCAACCCCGGCATTGAATGTGAAGATTGAACGGGTGGAATCTCGTCGCCGCGTTGGTTGAGGTTCTGAAGTGGCCAGCGCTCGAAGCCTTATCGCTTCCACACGTCACGCATGGCAGTCCCGCGTCCCTTTCCCGGATCATGGCGTTCACTGCCCGCTGAGTATTTAAAAGCGCCTTTTGGTGTTCGTTGAGCGGCCTGGAGCTATGTTTGTGGACGCCGTGCAGCCTCATTCCTTGATTCGTTTAGTTTGGTGGCACTCGCAATCGCACGGCTGGTCATGCTCGTACCATTCCTTGCGCATGACGTATCCGTCGCAGTCGTCACAGCGCTTTTGCTTGCATTCCTGGCTGATGTGTTTAGGGCCGCACATGAAAGAGGGATAATTTAACAGTACAATGTTGGGCGTAATCGTCAATGGAGGAGCGTGACCGTGGAACCGGACCTAACAAAAGACCTTGAGGAGATGGAGCGAGAGCTGAAAAAGTTGGAGCGGAATAACAACATAGGACTTATCTCAGCAATCCTAGCGGTCTATTTTGGGCTCGATTCTCATTATCATCTGTCATCGGCTCTATTCAACTGGGTTGCGCGCACTACAAGCCTTTATGGCGCGCAATTCCTGGTGGCTATTGTTGTCATATCGCTCGGCTTCGCTGCCCACTTGTTCAAGCGAATCAATCAACGGTGGTACGGCGGTGTCGAGTGCGCGTTTGGAGTAATCTATGGGGTCAGTACCGCCTTTGGGATCCGGCCCGGAGAGCCGATGTTTGGGCACTGGGCTACGCTGGTCGGTTGCATCTACATAATCGCGCGGGGCTTAAATAACATCTCCGACGCTAGAGGAAAAGCAAAGGCGTTGAGGAAAATAGCCGCTCCACCAAATTAATGCCGAGCTTGATGAAAAGGGAGCGGATCATTGAAGTGTTCTCAACGCTATCCCTAAAAGCGCGATAGTTCCGGCAAATCCAGATAGGCAAATCACGACTGCTGTAGCAACCGAACAACCCTGTATCCATGTTTGAGGATTGGGGCCGGCAATATGAAAGAACCAACCTGCGCTCCAAATTGAAACGAAGATATTGGCGATAGCGGCGAAGATGTATTTCATAAAATCTGTTGTGAATTAGTTTGTGTTGGCTTCTCCTTGAACGCCGGCGGCAGAACCGGATGCTTGGCCCGCCAGCAATGGCTCATCCCTCCGGTGATCTTGCACGGGCGCTTGCCGGCGTCGAGTACCAGGCCGAGTTTTCTGAGTTCTCCGACTCGCCCGGTGATTCTATTCACCGTCCAGCCCATATTCACGGCGAGCTCCATGTTCGTCACGTCAGGGAAGAAGCGGAGCCGGTCAAGGACTTCCTTCTGCCGGTCCGTGAGGTTCTGGGTCAGAAGGGCGTAGGCGTGGAGTGATGTGTCTTGTTGGCTCATCGTTACCAGTGCTTATTTATTTCACTGAGAGTCGTTCTCAACTTCGCGGCGATCTGGATTGAGTTCATACCCTTCGCCTTGAGTTCATCGACCTGCTCTTTCGTCACTTCTGGACGACGCGCTTCCTCCTCAACTTCGTCCGACGACAGACCACCGGCGCGCTTCGGACAGGTCTTTGCGAAGTGACCGTAACCGTCACAGATTTTGCAATGAGTTGTTCCGTGGCCGGCTTTCTTCTGCTTCTTTACTTTGCCTGAACCATATTTCTTCCGAGCGGGTTTTTCCGGCGCGAGATCCGCCAATGTATCAGTAGGGCGAGCGGCGATTGTCCCTGCTTCAATGCGCTCGTACACATCTTCACCAATGACGGCATATGACTTTCCTGCGATTTGATAGATTTTCATTGTTTTGTATTTATGCCGGGGAGGGCCTCCATGCGGACTTTTCAAACCGCGCAGGTATTGCCCCGATTATTTCCTGCGAGACCCTTGATTCCTACTGCCGGACGGTCGCCAGCCGCGCATCGAACTCGCGCTCGATCACGACACGGTTGTCCTTCACCTGGCAGTTCTTGCACCACTTCGGCGAAGGTGTCTTGTCAGCGACCGGGAACGCTGGGTTGATGACCTCGCCGCACCCGCGCGTCTGGCACAGAAAGAAGAACTTGTTTTCCGCCGGATTGTCCGGCTTCGGTGCCGCGTGGACGTATGCCATTAGACCTGCGGCGCGTCGTCCCAGACTCCGACCGAATAGTCCCGGTACGTTCCTTTCGGTTTCCCCTTATAGGTCAAGAGGATCTTTGAGCCGTCCTCAACATTGCCGAGCTTGCTGTCCAACACGGCGCCCGATGCAAGGCGCTCTTCGCCCGTTCCTTCCTCCACGATCGTGAAGATCGAATAGGCTTCGCCGTTCCGGCCCTGCGCCGTTTTGCGGCCCTTCAAGATTCCTTCCAACTCGTCTCCGACGACTTCCGGCTTCCACACTCCTCCCGTTTCTACTTCGTTGTAATTTCCCATACGTTTTTGAATAGTGATTAAGTTTATATTTCTGCGTTTCTGATCAGCCTCGACCTGGCTGAGTTGCCTCCACATTGTCTGCCTGGATGTCCAAAAGTTGCTCTGCGGTGTTCTCCTTGAAGGTTGGCTCGTGGATGTAGGAAGAGCGGCGCGGGCTTCTCATTTGCTCGACGCCCAGCTCTATCCTTCGTGCTTCCTTGACCCAGTCGTGTGCATCAAGGGCGGCGGTCTTTGCGTTCTCTGCGATGATTTGGGCTTGGGTCATTTGAGGATGTAGATAGCTAGCGCCCAGCACATTCCGATTGCTAATCCGGTAATGCCTTTCGCGCCCAACATATAGCCCGTAGCTCCTCCTATGAATCCTCCCAAACAAATGATGGTGATTTGTCTCATGGTTAATTTGCGTCACGATAGTTTTGTGAATCGCTCCCGGCCAAAGCGGCCATCTCGTCGATCTCTGCGTCTGACGGAAACTCGCGGTGCTTCATCTGCTCGTCGTCGATCTTCTCCATCACGTCTTCGGTGTCCCATGTTTTCTTGCACGTGAGGCACTTGCCGTCCACGAGCATATTGAAGTAGTGGTCGGGGCTGACGCACACGGGCGGGATTTCTGGTTGCGGGATTTCTGGAAAGTTTTGCATGGTGTTTGATGGTTAGGTTTATTTACTGATATTCGGGAGGGTGCAAGCTAACCTGTGCGGTAATGCTCACTGATGGCGATTCCGCCGTACGGACGTTCTACCTCTCCCCTCCCGAATGCACGGGTTTCTATCCTGTAATCGACGATACCCAGAGCAAGAGTGCGATGACCGCAACGATTGCTTCTGCTCCGACGATTGCTTCTACCAGCTCTTTGCGCTTGTTGCGGGGCCGGAGGAAATGTCCGACTTCGCTTGCGATTAATTCAGTTTCCATCTGTTTATTGTTCATGGTTTATGTGTAGTTCGACCTGACTACCCATTAATAATGCCATACCCTCGGTGCATTGCAAGTGCCACTTATCCCCAGGCTCGTAGCTGGCATTTTGCCTGCAATTTTACATACTTAGGTCAGCCCCTTAAGGAGAGGGTGATCATGGCAAAACCGAATATCGTGTACGTGATCCAGGAAGAAGGCGACAAGAAGTTCTGGCATCGTGCCGGCGTCGCGTTCGTCAATCGGGACGGCTCACTGAACCTCAAGCTCGATCTGTTTCCCAACCTTCAACTGCAAGTCCGCGAACCGAAGGACGAGCCTCGATAGGAGGACCCGATGTTGGACTTCGCACGCATCAAGGAAATCAAACTCACTGATGTTCTTGCACGCTACAAGATCGCACTTCGATTCAAAAGCGATTACGCAGTGTGTGCGTGTCCGCTTCCATCCCACAAACAGGGAGACACCGGCAGAAACTTCTCTGTGAATCTCACGGGGAACTATTGGCGGTGTTTCTCTGATTCCTGCAACGCGAACAATGGCGGCAAGCGCGGCGGTGACGTGATCAACTTCGTCGCCTTGATGGAAGGATGCCGGGAGAAAGACGCTGCCCAGAAACTTGCGGACTGGTTCGGCGTAGGACAAAACAAAACGGCCGCTCACACAGAGAAGCCGTCGAAAGGAAAACCAGACACAGAGATGCAAAGTTCTAACCAGAACCGTAGCACCTCTGGCGATAGCGTCAAGTACACGGAGAAGGTCCGGGCGTGGTTCGAAACTATTTGGGAGCGCGGCGATCAAGAGTCCGATGAGGATTACCGCAAGCGACTGCTCAAAGCCATCACCGGCGAACTCATAAAGAATTATCAAGCGGGGAAGTCTCATCGGGCGCTGTGATCTTTTTCGGACGGCCACGTTTCACCAACGTGGCTTTTTTATCGCCGTGTCCGAGAAGCGCGAGTTGCTCATTTATACGCCCCTGCTCGGCTAGCAAGATCTGGACGGCTTGATTGCGGAGCAACTGAGCCTGTTCGATGGCGGTCATTCAATCTCCTTACGGTCGCGTTGCAGGGAAAAGTAGTTGATGTTTACTAGACTTCAGAAACCGATTTCAAAAGCTTATCGGCATCTTCAAGTGTTGGGACCGTCATCATCGCAACCTGTAAGCTGTCGAATCGAGCATCGATGGCCTCAATAGTGCCTAGCTCTTTGTCCAATCGAGCATCAAGAATCTTGCGGAGAGGATCGCCGGCGCTCCCGACCAGGCTCATATCTCCGTCGCTATCAAAATCGAAACCCAATTGAGTCAGTTCGCGTTCCTGCTCGTTGAGTCTTTCTCTTGTGGCGTCGATTTGAACCTTGACCTTGAGTACGCCTTTCTTCTCTGCAAATTCCCGGATGATCGTTTGGGCAAGCGAGCTTCGCTTTCTCTTAAGGTGATCTTTAGCCCTTTCGCGAAGACTGTGGTACCCGGGATCTAACATGTCGGCAAGGTGCTTCCTATTCGCCAACGTAAAATTCGAATTGTTTTGCATGGTTGTAGTTGTTATTTTGTTCTTTCCCCTGCTTCTGCAACGTGACCTCGAACAATACCCTCGCTCGGCGCGGCTTGTAGGAAGATCACGAAAACAATTATGCGCGGATATGTCTGGGCGCGCACGCTGATTTCGATGAGGTATGAACGCCAGTTACGCAGAAGACGCAAGGAACCTATTTATCTTCTCAATTACGTCTTTTCGCTTGGTTCCATAGCGCTGGAGCGACTGCTTTATGAGCTTCGTCTGGTTGGCTTCGTCGCCGCGCTTATCAATATTCGGCCAGCCGATTATGCGCCGAGCCTGTGGGAGATCGTCCTTGAATGTCCGGCAATAGAACTCATACCTGGGCAAGGAAGTGATGTGCGTTGCCTGCACCTGTTCTTCATTCCAGTTCTCCTCAATGGCTTTGGCATCTTCCCCCGACACATTGAACGTGATCTGAGTCGGGCAGTTTGAAAACACATCCTTGGCAAACGGGAGCTGATACATTCCCTGACTTGCTAGCACGAGCGTGATTCCGTATTTACGTGATTCGGCCAGCAATGTTCCAAACCTGCCTCCGTGCACGAAATTGTGGACTTCGTCCGCGACAAGCATGAAGGGCGGCCGCGATTTTTGCTTTTCCCTTTTGAGCGCCGAGATCGAAACCATCGAGACAATGAGTGAGCCGAGGATCTGAGCGATCTCTTCCCCCAACCGGCCCTTGGAGAAGCGGCAGACAACGATTTTGCGGCTATTCATGATGTCCAGAAAGTCGAGCGATTTGGTCTGGCCAATGATCGGAATTATTGAGGGCCGGAGCAATTTCCCTACCTTGTTGATCGGCGGTGAGAACTTGGACATCTGTTCCGAGTCCCTGAGTTTCTCGTCGTATTGTTCTCGGAACATGGTAAGCAACGGGTTCTTCGTGTCGGCCAATACCTTCTCCCGGAACTTGTCGTCGGCCATGAACCGGAAAATATGAACGGGTGTCGGGTGTTCGTAGTATTCGCACACGGCGTCAATGGCGTTGATTATCACCCTGGCGGATTCGTCGCCCCATGCGGAGCCGGCCAAAGACTTGAACGTTGTGAATAGTGATTCCTTCCCGAGCTCCAACTCTTCTGACGAATTGAAATGGAGCGGATTGAACGGCGGCACAAGCGAAGCATCGGGGTCGATCCAAATGAAGTCCCGCATCCTGTTTTTCGGAATAAGCTTGGCGATCTGGTCGGCCGTGTCGCCGTGAGGATCAATAAAGAGTCCGCCGTTGCCCTGGCGGATGTGTTCGACGAAGAGATTGACGAGCAGGGTTGATTTTCCCATGCCTGACATGCCTTCGATTGATATGTGTTTGGTCGAATCTATGGAAAAGTCGCTATTCGTGATGGAATCGCGGCCGAGTGAGATGTACATGGAACTAACAATTGGTCTATAGTAGTTTTCAACTTCAAATCAATGAAAGGGGAAGAACGTGTCTGCTGAACTTGAATTCTATAAGATCCACACAGAACAGTCTCGACACCTTGAGGTTCAGCGTTCAACAATCGCTGGGATCGGTGCAGCCGTATCAGGCGTGATTGTCGGAGAGCTTTTGAAGAGGAGTCCATTGTCTAAAGCCGATCTTCCCTATTCGATCACGCTGATGTTTGTTGGGCTCATAACTCTGCTGTTTAGTGGAAAACTATTTGAACGAATGAAACTTCACAATGAAATCGCTAGACTGGCTCGCAACAAGCTCGACCCGTCACTCGCCAGTTTTCGAGCACAAGCGGAAGCGACAATAAGAAAGAAATACCCTATCCTGTTTTGGCTTCCTCTGCATACCTTATGGAACTGCTTTTTCGGTGCCATCTGTGTATTGGGAATTGCTTTGACAACAAGAATTGTCTTTTGGTAGCCAGCAATAGTCCCGTGTCCGCGCCTCCATGCGGCGTGGATTACACGTTGAGAAGGCGCGGAGGCGGAGAAGTGTGGGAAACTCCCACCCCGCTTTTTTGGGAGCGATTAAATTAATCTTACCGGCTATGCAGGGGAAGTCGAGCGGGAGTGATCTTACGAAGGCGGCGATATTTCTCCTCGGTGTCGTGACCGTCCCATGATTCGCGCGCATCGTATGAGAGATGATCGAACATCGGGACTTCTGAGTCGTGGATGTGCCAGGAGATTTGATGGGTAAAATCTTTTCCATCAGTAACGCCACGCGCTTCGGGAGGAATATTTATATAAACGATTGTACGCCAGTCTGCATCCCATGCCCTGTCATTCAGGTCATGCTTGCCGAGCCACGCCGGAAATAGTTTCGAGAGCGCCGCAACGAGCTGATTGCGCTCCCAATATGCATTGTCTTTTTGCTTCTTGATTTTCTCTGTTAGGTCTTCCATTTATGTGGTTAAGAATCCATATCCGACCTTTTCCCAATCCTTGGGCGTCTTGAAAATCTCGCCGCCGATGTCTGCCTTATATCCTCCTTCCGTCCCGAGCCAGAACATCCGGTGGTTGTATTCCTTGTTCAACTGCCGCAAGAGATTCTCGCGGCGCTCGTGCGTACGCTGGATCACAATGACCCGGAACTGTCGGAAATCCAGCCACTCCTTCTCGCATTTATCCGAGCCGTAATACTCGTAATACTTCCCCAGCTTGCGCATGATTGAAGGCTCGCCGTTCACATAGTGGCCAATCTTCGCGCGCTCCATTTCGAGGAAATAGTACAGGGTGTTCTTCCCTTCCGGCTTTGCGGGATCGGTGAGCGCGAACATCGCATCCGGAGAGATCGTGCATTTAAGGTCGGCCTGTTGCCAGTAGAGCTTGAGCTTATTTTTCTCGGCAAATTTCTTCAGCGCAATGTGGAAGAACGAGATCTCAAGCTCGTGATCGAGGGTCCGCTGGGAATGTTCGTCAAAGGTCTTGGCAAGCGGCCATAATGGCTTGCCGAACTTCACGCCCTTGTCGGTGAGGCCCCACGCATAATGCACGCCTCCGGTCACGCGGTCGAGGTCGAGATAGGGCAATCGCTCGACAACACCGGCCTTCAATAGCACCATGAGCGTCTGGCGGATCGAACGCTTGTCGTTGTCATTCGGCTCGCGGCCACGGATCAGCGTGGCAATGTCGTTCGTGCGCAGGCAAAAGAACTCCGCGAGCAATTCGAGCGTTCTTCGATTGGTGTTGTAAAGTTTAAGTCCGGGGAGCGGATGAGTAGATGGAGTATTTTTCATATGTTTAAGCCGCAATTGGTTGTTGATGTGGGCAGACTTTCCAACTGGCTTTAGCCATGTTGCAGTTATGACAGAGAATTTGGAATATTGGGGGGAAGTTATTCTTTACTATCCAACGATATGTTCCTGAGCCACCACGAAGTTTTAGTGCGCGGCGATGTGCGTTGCCATCCTTATTAATGTGGTCAAGGCTAAAGAACTTTTGCTCGTTTTCACCACAACACGCGCATTTATTGCCATAGTGAATGAAGACGGCCAGACGGATTAACTTCAGTGCATTGCGTTGTCGCGCCTTGTCGAGTTCTCGCGCCACAGGGTCAGTCTCGCGGCGCTGTCGCCTTTGAGCGCAAGCACAGGGCCTGCAATATGAATGGAATCCGTCGATAGTGTTGCTACAGTAATGGAAGTATTTGTGGGTGAGCGGCTTTCTCTTTTTACATATAAAACAACGCTTACTCTTACGAACGATGCTTCGTGGGGCTTTGACCCGGCTTGATGTCCTCGTCCTTGTTATGGCGTCCATTTACTTCAGTATGTGGTATTGCATGAGAATGTAAAGCCTCGTTGTCCACAGTGCGTATCTGGCCGCTTTCAGCGGAAGTTTCCTCAGCATATCGAGTGATAGTGATCTCTCGAAGCTTATCGAGCAAGCGCTCGGCGGCGTCTTCATCTTTCTCGGTCATTACATATCGCCGTTCGGTCCACTTGAAGATTGGCTCGTTCGAGCCGATTTTGAAACAGGCTTGATATGGCTTTAATTGTGCAAGCCGGTCCGTATCGTAAGGGGCAATTCTCGCTCGGAATCGCGACGCGTCGTCCTGATCGAGCGCGAAAAAAATATAGGTCGGTATGTTTCCAAGAATGGCTTTGAGATTGGTAGTGAGCACCTGATCGAGATACTGATTACCAAGCGTGAGGCGAAGACCAAGTCCACCGGCTACAGAAAGAAGATCAGCGAACGAATCGGTCTGAAAATACTCAAATTCGTCCACGTGAAGAAAAAATGGGCTTCGCGTATATTTCTTGGTCCCGGACCGTTCATTGATGGCGGACATTATCTGCGCCATCACGAGTGATCCATAAAATGCGGCGTCTCTATCGCGCGGTGGCGAGAGGTCAACGAGAAGGATCTTTTTATTGTCCATGATTTCAGAGAAGTTGAGAGGTGGAGTACGGGCATCGAATATCGCCTTAAACTTTGGATTGAGGTAAAAAGGACTCAAGCGCCGTTCGAGGGTTCCCACTCCGTCCTTGGGAAACGGGTGAAACAACTCACCCAATTCAGGATTTACCAAATTCAATTTGGCAAGGAGTTCTGTTTGCGCAGTTTTGAAGCTTATGAAGCGATACATGTCGGTGATAGTGGTGTCCGGAATCAAAAGGAAAGCACGGATGATTTTTTCAAGGAGCGGTTCGGCCGCTTTTAAGGTGGTGTCGCCTTTCGTAATGATATAAATGAGGTCGTTCACGACGCGCTCGGTATTCTCCGGATTCCTATCAAGGAAATTGAATGGGATCGGCGTGTATTTATCGAGAAAGATGATGTCGTCGACAAGGTTTCTCACCTTTCCATCAACGATCCTTTGCGCAGGCAATGAATGAACGATGGCGCGGAGGAGATCGCGCTTTGGGTCTAGCACTGCGACACCCTGACCTTGCATGATGTCATGCATGATGATGTTTTGGAGTTGAGTGGACTTTCCTAGACGCGTTCCACCAGGAACAAAAATATGTTGATCGCGGATCGAATAGGGAATGGAGATTGGATAATCGGGAGGGTGAAAAAATGGGGTGGGATCGCGGCGCTCTTGTTCCTGCTCGCGCTCCCGTTTTCTATTGACTTCGCGTTGTTCTAGATCCTTTTTGCGCTGTGCGTCCCGAGCTTCACGCTCTTTTTTTCTTTGCTCCTCTTTAAGTTTCTTTTCCTCTGCTTCTTGAGCGAGCCTTTTTGATCGGGCTAGGCTTGCACGATAATCACGATCCTGTTTGCGGAGTTCGGCATCTGATCTGCGCTGGGCCGCGCTCTGTTTCTCTTGTTCAATCCATTCTTGCCGCCTAATTTTGTAGTGCAACTGGATATTTTCATGGGTGGTATCTCCCTTCGGACGCATTCTTTCCCAAAATACCTCCCATGATTCTGCGGCCGGCCAGCTCATAAAATGACGTCGCTTAGATGGGTGGTATTTTTACCCTGTTGCGTCGGTTCAGGCTTCAACTGGACTGGCGTCTCGGGTTCTGGTGGAGCGGTGACGACCGGCGCCGAAGGGGGCGGCGAAGGCTTTTGGAGGTTGGCTTTCGCTTGGTCGAAGAAGGCGAGAAGAATCCCGTCCCGCATATCCGGCTGGAAGCGGTAGAGATTTTTCATGAGCCATTCTTTGGCATCGGCTTCCGAATTGCATTCCGAGAGGAAGGACATGAATTCCGCAATGATCGGATCGTCCTTGAGTAGATCGAAATGTTCTGCCATCAACACGCGGAATTCGTGGAAGGACAAGTTAGTCGGCGGGGGCGCTTGTTCAATCGTCAGATTTTCTATACCGAGCAGTCCCTGAAGAAAACCTCGCATCGGCACGCGCGAATCTTGCCGATATGTTTCGATAAGTTTCGCGTCGATATGTTCGATAGTTTCTTTTGCATGAGGCTGGAGTTGGTAGGTGATCTTGGCTCCGTCCACGATGAACGAATGTAGTCTTTGGCGGGAGCCGTTGCCCCAATCAAAAAGATCTCCGAGGGTTGTTGGTCTATCACTCACAATGCCCTACAGTCGCCGCACCGTCCTAGCGGTAGCGTACCCCGGTAGGGGCGAGCGAGAGCGACGGGCATCTTCTTGCGATAGCCCGATAGGGTGGATGAGGAGAGACCGATAGGGAAAGACGAAGAAACAAGAAGATGCCCGTCGGTAGACGAGGGACGGTGCGGCATACCAGTCATACCCGTAACCTCCAGTAAATAAAGGCAATATATCGGGCGCGGATATTTCGCGGCGATATTTTTCGGATACCAGTCGAGGATAGACACAGGTACCCGTGGTGATGGAGTGAATTGGCGGCAATTCTAGCAGGGAAATTAAGAATGGGCTACCCGTAAGTTGAGAAGGCTAGTACACTTGCGCTAGCTCCGATCCGAAAGGGTCGGGGTTGCAGCTTGGCCACGCTCTTTCGGAAGAGAATGGGCGAGCTGTGAATCAACAACACAATTGGATTGGGGACTTCAGCAGTGGAGTTTCTCATGTCCAATGATGTTGAGAAGTGGTACTCAATCAAGGAAGTCGCCGGTCGTTACGGCGTGAGCCGTGACACGATTAGCAGGCGTATCAAAAAGGGGAAGATTCGAGCGCTCCGTTTCCCATCTGTCTCATCGCCCAGGCGCAAGCGTGGATACGATATGGATCGGATTTCGGAGAGCGAGCTTCAACGCTTTGAGCGCGGCAATACGACATCCTGATAGTGGCCCCGGTGATGAGCCGGGGCCTTACCTGAGCCATAGGAGTTGTCCAGTGAGTGAAATTACAAAGAGAATGACGATTGAAGAGCGCGGGGCACACGCGAAAAAACTCGAAGAAGAGTTCGATACGCTCAACGAGATCATTGCCGCTTCCCCGAATATGAGCGCCGACCATAAAGCGAAGCTCCAGGCCATTGCGGCGGACAAGAATGATGAAGCGGCGCAGATCCGGAAATTCATTGTGGACAACATCTAAATCCGCTGTGTCCTTGTGGCGTACTCCAGACCCGCGTATCGAGAGTCCAGAGCGTTTTCGGCTGCGATAAAAATCAGTAAGTTACGTCGAATCAATATGGATAGGCCGTTCGACCCCCCCTCCCGGCACCACTCATTAAATCTATAAGTCATTTGTTCATATTTCCTTACGTTCTTCTGGTCGCCCAGCAGAAAGGCTGGGGTTCCCGATGTCAGGTACAAAAATGGGTA